TGGAGCTAACAGTTGAGATTTCTCCGTCAACATATTGCTTGGTAGCGGCGTGAAGGTTGGCTGTAGGAGCACCGCTAAGGGTCAAAGCCCCAGTCATGGTTCCGCCAGCAAGGGCGAGCTTCTTATCGAGCTCTACTTTTGTTTTTTGACCCAACTGGGTAAGCAAACTAGACATAATATATATACTTTCTTTTGAGGTTAATGAATGTGAATAAAGAGTATAAGCTCAGGTTATAACTGTCAAGTAGCCTCGGTTATTAAAATAGCTCCAGCCTCAGTAGTTAAACTGTCTCCGTCTTCCGCAAGTATATGAGTAACAGTAGGAACCGCACCACCTAGCTCTACTATTTTCCACTCATCTCCGTCGTCAACGGCTATACAAGGACCACCATTTCCGTCACCATCAGTAACATATATTAAACGGCCTGACGTTCCTGGTTCCGGTAAACTAGATGTTAGGTATGATCCAATTTGCAGGGATTGTGATATATTTACCGCACCGCTTATTAAACCTCCAGACTTATCAAACTTGTTATCAAGCTTCGCTTTAACCTTCTGACCTAATTGTGTAAGTAAACTGCTCATGTTTCGGTGTTATTACTGTAATTACGGAGTAGTTAAAGCAGTCAAGAAATCATCGTAATCTCCGACTTCCTCTTCACGTGCATCTAAGAAGTAAGGTAAATCGTTCCAAGCAGTCGTCCCGTCACCTATCTTAATTCTGTTGCGTGTAGAATCGATCTCGATTCCTAATTCACCTTCTAAAAGCACGGGGTTGGCTGTGCTCCAGTTAGTGTCAGTATCTCTTCTAAGTTGTATTCTTTTGCTAAAAGTTGCCATTTGTTATGCTCCTCCTCCTTTGTAAACATCTAAGTTATCACTAGCAGTTGCTCCTAAAGAATCGATCTGTGGGTCACTTAATGCAGCGTTACCGCCACTAACACCTATGATGTCAGGGTCAGATGTAATAGAATCTGTTATTGCTTTAGCAGCAGCCGTCGTAGCAACCGCTTCCGTCACGCCGCCCGCAGCAACTGCACCCAGTGTATTGTATTGAGCGATTAATGGACTCGGTCTAACAACACGAGGTTTTCTGTACGGTCTAGCCATCTACTAACACTTCCACCTACTCAACGCTAAAGCTTTACGAGTAGGACGACCCTTGCTGTCTTTCATCGGTCCTTTGTTACCGCTCATACGAGCACAGAAGGAACGCTTACGTGGACCACCGCCAGGCTGTGGAGCCTTCAAGTTAGAACCAGTAGCTTTATTATACTTAGCTCTACCCTTCGCAGTGAGTCCGCCTTTCTTGCTTTTCTCACCTCTGCCTATCGACAAAGATACACTCACTTCTTCTTCTTCGGAAAGCCACGCTTCATATTAGCGTAAGCCTTTGGTGTGATCGTTGACTTCTTCTTGCTACGGCTAATGCCTAAGCTCTTACGTTTATTAATGTTTTTATATAGACTCATTTCTTAATTAATATCTCCATCATGCGGTCGATTTTGTTGTGCATCTCATTGATTGCAGTTTCAACTTTACCTATTCTACTTTCAACAGCAGCGTCTCGTTCTCGTTGTGTCGCTAGTTCTACCTCTATCTTTGTAAGTCTTTTATCACCAACATCTAAGCGTTCTATAACACGTTTAACAATCCACCCTATAACGCCAAGACCTATGACGAATGCGGTGTTTAGAAGACTGGAGAAAGAATCGATCATATTAACCAATTAACACCAAACGAATATGAGAGTAACTACCGGAACCGAAAGGTACATAACCAGCTCCGGTAACCGTACCGCTAGAATTAACAGCCATCATACCATTAGCTGATACTTGTACATTAACTACTGAGTTAGTTATTGAGGTAAGTTGTATACCTGTAGCTGCGTCATTTCCGCTCGTGTCTTCCCAAAAAGAAAACGATGCCTGTTGCATATCAGTTCCGGATGAATCTTTAGCAGCATACACTGAGAATACAGCTCCTAAAGCAGCATTACCTAAATCGTGGTCGAAAACCATAGTGGCTCCGTTACCTACGCTTATTGAGGTCGGTTGGTCATCTTGGTTTACCCAGCCACTATCCCACTTACTTAAAACCTGACTATCCACATACGCCTTGATGCTTTGTTGTGTAGCAAGTGCAGTATCAGAAGCGGATGTCATTGCATCTTCGTCTTTTATATCAATAGCTACGGGAGCAGCACTACCTCCACTTACATTACCTAATGCCCTAAGATTCGCTATAGAAGCTAAAGATAATGTACCACTCGATGTAATGGGTCCGCCTACCAAACCTGTACCACTAGCTATAGATACAACCGTACCTGTGTTAGCTGTCGCACCATCCGCTACGTTTAATAACGTTCTTACTTCTGCAGCTGTGAGTTCCTGTACATCTGAGTCTGCACCGTTGTCGTTACCTAGTATTACATTATTCGCTACTGAGTTTTGTATCTTAGCGTAAGTAATAGAACCGTCAGGTACTGTACCTAAAGCAACACCTGCAACAGTTTCATCCACATAGTTCTTAGTAGCAGCGTCTTGGTCGGCTGTCGGATCGACAGCATTAACTATCTTTTTATTAAGTGCGTCAAATGAACCATCTGCTCCAGCTTTTACTCGTAAGGATATATCGTTCTGTTCGGCACTCTCTTCAGCCAGATAACGATTGTGTAAGTACGCTCTGTCTAACTCAGCTTCCGTTAATACCGAACCGTTTTGAAAGTCTACAAGGTCGACAGCAGGAGCAGATATACGTTGCACTCGGACGATCTCTCCGCCTGTAGCTGCTACGTTAAGTACGATTTTTTTAGTAGGAGATGTTTGTACTGTGTAGTCTTCACTTGCACCTATGGTCTTCTTTACGCCATCCACAAACACCGCAACGTGTTCGTCTTCGAGGTACAGGAAATTAAAAAGAAAGTCTGTCTGTTCAGCATCTGCTGTGTCGTCTACGAAAGTAATAGCCATGATGATATATTATTAATTATTGAGAGAGAAGAGCAAGTCCTTAGTCATTAACACGTTGTATTTAAGGGTTAGCTTCTATGAGTTCCTTTAAGTCGTTTCTTCCTAAAGCTCTTTCTACTGATACAGGCTCCCCTGTGTAAACGGATTTACCTCTAGCGGAATCAATTACTTGCTTGAGGGTCTTATGAGGTCCGTACTTATTGTAATCCAAAGTGCCTATTTTGTTTTCCTCTTCGCTTATAAATTCTTTTAATAAATTTTTATCCTTCATCATATTCTTAGCTGCCGCTTCATAAGATTTCCTGAAAGTCGTATTTAAAACTTGCAACGCAGGGTTAGAGACAGAGCCTATATCTGCTGTGTCTGTTCTTTTTTCAGAACCTTTTCTCCACGCCTTTCTCCATTTCTTGTCCTTAACAATTTCTATAATCTTTTTATCTACATTTAATTTCTTAACTTCTTGATTAAATCTATAATGTAAAGACACTCCGTTATTATCTATAAACTTATACATATCGATGCCGCTAACTAAACCTTTACCTGTAGGAAATTGATTAGGTGGTTTAATTAACTGCCCATCTCCTTCTATGTCTTTTTTATACACTTCATCAAAGGCATTTAACTCCTCCGATCTTTCGGGAGCCCATCTAATAAAGGTATTTAACCAAGTCTTAGGAGATTGCATATCATGCCCAAAGTGGTCCGTCTTCTTATTACCTGTTGGGTTGTGGCCTGTTACTTTGTAAGCTGTTCTGTCTTGCCAAGTACCCCCTTTAAGTTCTTCAACGCTTCCTTTTTCAAAAAACAATTTTAATACTTTATTTATTTGAGACGGCATTAAAGCAAAAGAACCAAGCCAATCGGCAAGAACTGAATTTATGTTTTCATCTTTCCCGCTCATTATTCTTTCAATGGACTTCATACCCCCAGCAACTGGGACTTCCCTGAAAAGCTCCGCAATCGATCTTAATACGAAACCTAAATGATTCTGATCTTCTGTTAAAATGGGCTTCCCGTCTTCACCTGTAAACTCTTTTATTGCGTCGTAGTTAGCCATATCCGCTCCTATAGCAAATGCGATAGACAACGGAAATAACTCCCTGTATCCCCAGCCCTCTATTGTGTTAGCTTTAGCTTTAGGGTTTTTATGTTCAAACTTCCTACGTTGTTCTGGGGTCATCCAAGCTAAAGTCCCTAGAGCGACTCCGGCTGCACCCATGCCGTATCCCGCAAACATCATACCGCTTCCCATCAAAGTGTCTGTTATAGCGTCTCTATGGTATGCTATCCTTCTTCCTTTTAATTCTTTTATTTTTTGTTCTAGTTCTTCTTTCTCTTTTTGTAACTCTTGCCGTCTTTGAGGGGTAGTCTCTTCGTGTGCTATATAATTATCTTTGTTCCTAATTTCACCCTCTACTCTTTTAATCCTACGGTTGTAAGGGTTTCTAATAGCTTGTGTTGCTGGTATTATAGGAACCCCAACACGTATCGAGCGACCCGCTCCCCTAGCAACAACCGTCATTATAGGGGCAAGTAAATGTATTAACGCACCTGCCGCTGGATTATCCTTTAATAGTTTCAATTCTTTAACCAACCTTAACACCGTGTCGGATATAGGTCGTGCTATCTCGGTTGGGTCTAAATTAGCTACATTAGAATCAAACAAAAGTTCTTTATTAATGGTATCAGTCGCAGTAGCGTTTACACCTTCTTGACTTAATATCTCGATACCTTGGTCCTTAGTCCATTTCTGTTTGTAAAGATCAGCAGCTAATTCACTAGCTCTATTAGGGTCATTAGGTATAGCTTCAAAAGCATCCTTCCAAGCTTCAGACATAAGCTCTGACCTTAGTAACTGTCTTCTGAAAAGTTCATCTATAGGCATTATGCCACGCAGTGGTAGTTTAAGTAATTCGTTTAACATCTTACCAATAGGCATACGAGCAAATATATGTTGAACTCCAGTAACTTTTTCCCCACGTAACCTCTTTCTTCTCGCTAATTCTTCAGCTGCCTCAAACAACTTCTCAGGGTCTCCTAGTGAAATATCTCCAGTTAATCTGTTCGCCCCTGCTGCACCTGTTGCACTTTCTAAATTCTTAGCCGTCATAGCCACAGCTCTTCCTGTTCCCTTCCAGTTCCTTAGTCCTTCAACAAGGCCGTAAGCATTCGCTTTTAAAACTTGTAAAGCACCTATCTGAGTGCCTCTGTATTTTTTAGTACTCATCAAGTCAGCAATAGGTTCCGCTCCCAGTTTAGCAAACTGCTTGAATGTACTAGCGATTCCACCTAAAGCACTAGCAATAACAGAACTAGTCTGCCATATCATTGCGTAAACTCTGTTATTACCCCACCCCTTAAAGAACCTAGATAGTTTAGTCTCAACATCTCTTTGTGCAGCAAGCATCGCTTGTTTACGAACAGACTCATATATCCGCTCCTCCCTAAAAGAATCTTGGGCTGCGTCTATATCCTTCAGTTTGTCACGCATTCTTTTATCAGAGTCTCGTATCTCTTGTCTGATCGTATCCGTGCTTCTTACCTTTTGGGGGCCAGTTGGTTTAGGTGCTAAGTGTGCTCTCATCTCTGATACTACACCCCTACCTTCCAACTCAGCTCTTCTAGCTAACTCTTCTTTAAGTTCTTTTTTCTTTAAAGCTTCTGCTT